TCGGTGACCAAGTGATTTATGGGTCGTTGTTACCGACGATGCGCCATTACTGCTCGAAGGTCACAGCGATGGTGGACCCCAGGTTGATCCCGCTTTTTGCGCGATCGATGCCGGACATTCAGTTTATTTCCAACATGGACAAAGTCCCTGCGAACGAGCACGAGTCGCATATTCCGTTTGCCTCGTTGGGTGGGTGCTTTATTGAAAGCCAAAACGACATTCGCGAACACGCACAAGGGGCTTATCTAGAGCCCGACATCAAGCGGGAGCGGGAGATAGAGGAGAAGCTGGGGCTGACCAACGATGACTTTGTGGTGGGGCTCTCGTGGGTATCGAGCGCGATGAAGATCGGCCCGCACAAGTCGATGAAGCTCAAGGAACTCGCCCGATTCTGGCGATGCCGAACTGTAAGTTCGTGAACCTGCAATACGGTGCAGTTCAGCAGGAGATTGCCGAATCCGGCTACGACATCTTGGATAGCGGCATCGACCTGATGAAGGATCTGGACGGGTTAGCGGCTTTAAGCGTGCTGTGTGATGTGATTGTGTCCGTCAGCAGCTCGACCGTGCACATTGCGGGGGCTTGTGGCGCACATGTGAAACTCTTGGATTCCAACAAGCTGTGGTACTGGGGCAACAAGGACGCTCAGGGCTATAGCGATTGGTACGAATCGGTACAGATTTTTAACCGCGAACACATTCTGGCAGACTGGGCACCTCATGTAGAGCGGGTGGTCCAAACCATTGAATGGGAGCGCGGTCATGTCAGATGACAATGTGATTCGACCAGACTTCAACACCAAGTTTGCCAAGAACGAAGAGCTGGCCGGCGAAGTGTATGAAGTGATTTGCAAATACCACAATCAGATTTCTTTGGCTGAGGTGGTAGGGGTGCTCGATATCGTTAAGGCTTATGTCATTAACAATCACTTTGATGACGAGGAATGAACGCCATGATTATCGACTCAGAGTCAGAGCCTGGGAGCTGGGAGCGTGAGTTGAAAAAGATGCCATGGGGCTACGGGCAATCACAGACCACGACGGTTAAGAAAGCATTGGAAGACATTCGATTGTTTGGATTACTGAAACAGGCCGATGCGCTGGAGCAGGAAATTCTGGCGCTCAATCGGGAGCTGGAGCACTTTAGGAAAAAAGATGGACAATAAGTTAAAAGAGTACATGTCGGAGCTGGGCAAGAAAGGGGGCAAGGCAACGGGCGAGAAGAAACGCAGACCGCCTGAGCACTATCAGCGCATGGTGGAGATTCGCCGTAAGCTCAAGCAGGAGCCTCGCAATGATGTATAGCGGCGCAGGACCGCTGCCTCGGCATCGATATTGTTTAGTAGAGCCCAACACCTTTGGCAATGAGGGCTGGGAACGCGTCGCATGGTTTGGTTTAGTGAGTCATCCTGGGAGAACCTGGGGATGCCATGTGATGCTCGAATGTGGCGCGGTGTATCGCAATGTTCCGCTGCATCGACTGGCGCATAAGACGACGGCCCCCTTGTGGCGCATGGATGAGGGGCAGACTTGGGACTGCTACGGACACGATTTCAGCGTGCTGGAGTATCCCTTCTTGGAAGCGGTCCCTGTAACCGTTCGATTACGGTCGGGCGTCGAGCACGAGGGTAAGTACTTATTCACCGCGATCCCGATGATGGACGGCTTCAGCCTTGAGCCAGAGCAATCGAAAGAGTTCTATTTCATTCAGTTGAACAACGGGCGCTATACCGCGCAGCCGACGAACCATGTGTTGGTCCACGACAAGTCCTTTGTCCGCGATGTCACATGGCCCCGATTGAAACGACAAACGGAGACTTGGAGTGTCGATGACTAAAGCAGAAGAGATCTTACAGACCGCCGCTGAAGTGATGAAGCAGCGGGGGACCTTGCGTGACAAGGGCGAAGAGCGTTCCATGGAACGCACGGTGCGGGTGTTTAACGCCCTCACGGGCAGGGGGATTACCGATGTAGAGGGGTGGACTTTTATGGTCATCCTGAAGCTGTGTCGCGAGCATACGGGGCACGATATGGACAACTGGATAGACGCTACCGCATACATGGCGCTGGCAGCGGAAGCTGCCGTTGATACGCCGCCCAAACCTTGGTAAGATTAAACCTCATTGTGTTACCTCCTGGTCCTACGGGGCCTTTCGCCCGAGTTGAGCGTTCTGTTCCTCGGGCATTTTTTTATCTACGCACTTTGTAGACCTTACGATCGCGACCGGAGCCTTGGGCCTTAATGATTTCCTCGATGATTTCACCGGACTCCAGTAACGTCTGGAGAATCTCATTCCGATCGCGTGACTTCATGCCTTGGCACGAACGGGCAAGCTGGGTGGTGCTCATGCCGTCATCGCCAGCTTCACGAATGAGACGCTTAATCTTTTTGTGCGCGGCCTCGATGTCATTCTCAGCGACTTCTTTATAGAGAAGCTCTGCGGTGTAGTTGAACGACCAGCGCACCAGACTTCCGGCCATGCTCATAATTTCAAGCGTGACAACGGGGGTCTCTGGCTTTCGGGCGATGGCTTCGATCATGGCCACTTTGAGCGCAAGCTCGGCGTACCGCACCCACAAAAAATCTTTCTTGCGAGCGGACTCAATCTGCCAATCAAGCATCTTCTCGTACTCTTCAAACGCATTGTCTTCCCAGCGCACGGTGATGGGCACCACAGCAGAGCTGGCAACGTGTTGTAGATTGCCGAGATTGCCAATGCCCACGGGCATAATCGACGCTGCATCGGTGATGTCACGAATCAACTCATCGGGCGGGTCATTGAGTTCTGGTACTTGTCGAGCAGGATAATCCTCAAAGGCGGGCACGAGCAGAATGCGGCTCATGGTACCGTTATCCAGCATCTCGAAGTTAAGCGCCTTGGTGAGCGACGAAGGCGTCGTCGTACCAAAGAAATTAAAGTTAGGCTGCTTCAAGTCAAAGCGCTTGCGGTCTTTGTTATCGGCGTACTCTTGACCGTGATACGTTCCGCCGCTGCTGCTATAGATTTCAAGCAACGTCTTGATGATGTCTTTCTGGTGAGAGGCAGCGGTCTTCGCGGTGAGCGATTGCAGATACAATCCCATTTCATCCAAGTGAGAGATGCGTGAGGGAAAGTCATGCAGAGTTCTAAGAATGGCCACGCCTGACGAGAAGCGATCGCCAGAGATGTAGTCATTGAGCCCAGAGACTTCCAGAATCTTTTTCACTTGCTGGCGTGAGTGGTCCTTGCCGGCATTAGGCGTCGCGACCGCGATCGCGAACACGTTGCAACGGGTGTTAAATTGCGCCATGGCGTACCGCCGCCCAAAGAGTGCGCCGAACATGCACAAGGTGTTGACGAGCGCAAAGGTAGGCTGCGGTTGGATGGAGCTGCTTAAGATCCAACGGGTGACACGACCCACGAGCGATGAGCTATCGAACCATTCGTGCGGGAAGTTTTCTTTGGTGCTGCGCGGGGGCTTCTTAACATTAACGATGTTCGTTAAATCAACGGGGACAGACTTAGCGGGATTAAGTTGAATGTGCGGAGCCGGTACCCAGCCATTCTGCTGGGCGTAATAGTAGAGTGTGCCGGCCCCAATCTTCGACGGCGGCGATTTGCTGTAGTGGTCCCAGCGCTGTCGGGTTTCGATTTGATTGTACTTGCCGCTATCGCGTGACCATTGGTCAAAGACGATAAAGCCCTTGCCATCGGTCGCACAGTAAATCGCCATGCCGATGCGGTTCCAATCGTCCCAGCTCAAGTCCGGATTCGGAACATGCTTGAGGGCTTCTTGCACGGCCAATAGCGTACCGGTCAAACCCTCTGCCGAGGTTCTGGCATCTTTGTCAGGGATGACCGTGTGCTGAAGCCGTTGGCGTCTAAGATTCGGCGGTAGCGCTTTGTACGCCGCCTCACAAGCCTGTAGGACCTGCTCATAGGTGACGACTGGCAGCGCTTCAAAGGGCTGCTCATGAGGATAAGACATGGGCCACTCGTAAGGCCGCTGAGTCTCAGGGTGTACCGCATAGGCGACGAACTGCTGACG